GTATGTCGCCTTTGTCAGCCCATTGATTTAGGTTATTTGTTTCCCAAAACCAGCAAGCAGATTGAGCTGCACCTTCAAATGTTTGTAAATATTCAGATGCTTGTTCAACAGGTATTTCAATTGAGGCAGCAAACCAAGAATAGTTCTCTTTACCTGTCAATTGAATCAGACCACGACCACAATATCTAAAACCATCACCAGAGGCCTCATCGCCATTACCCATACGATTAGCATAGATACGATTTGCAATTGCTTCTTGTTTGTTTGGTTTGCTTGCATACTCATTGGCCAACTCATCTGTTGGAAAATACTTAGCAAAGAGTTTGCGTAGTGTAGGTGCTTTGTAATTTAGGTTCTCTTTGAGAAATACAAAATTACCAGATTCGTGAGCACATTGAGCTATGAAGGCTGCAATACGTTGTGGTGTATTGATACCATAGTCAGGTAGTAATTGTGCCAATGCATTGTGCCATTGGTCAATATAAGGATTCTTTGGAAGCAATTGCTTCAATTGGTCTTTTGTCAGTTCCATTTTTATGCCATTAAAGAAGCTGCACTAATAGCAGCATTGATAATTAAATTTAATTGTTCTTTTAATGCTAATCCTTCAGCATCATCAGCAATACCTTCCATAATATTAATACCTTTCAGCAATTCGACATATTCTTCTTTTGTTATTTGGCCTTGTTCGAGAGCTTTATTATACTCAATGATTAAAGCATTTAATTGATCTGGTGTCATCTTGGTTTACTCCCTAATACATGTTGAATTGTATCTGCTGACTTAATTACTTGCTGTAATTTTGCTTTGCAGAATATTGGTGATATCTTGTCTGCTTTATTAAAATAATCTCTTGTGTCTTTTGTCAATGTTAACAACTTTGTTGACATATTATCCGTATCTTTGTTTCGTGGTATGTGTATTGTGAAATTCTTAAACTCTAAAGCCTTAATATACAATTCATTTACTTGTGTAACAACCAACAATTGGTTATTACAATTTTCTTCGGCTATTTGTGCCTTTGTTTTAATGTCATTAACTATAAAATATTCATTGGTGTCATATTTGGCCATAAAATAGGCATCAAATAATGTACAACCAGACAAACTAAAAACAAAAACAATCGCCAATAACTTTTTCATTTAATTACACCATGATTGTTTTGCTTCACCAAAATATTCACGAGCAAATCCATTTTGAATTAATCCTGATCGTAATGATTTACCATCTAATATGATATCTCCCAAGACACGGCCCCCGAATTTATCCCATCCATACAACACAACTTGCCGGCTGTTGGAACCCACCACGGTTTTTTTTGTGAATTCAGTAGCGGCTTGGCCTCTGGCATCTTCTGAAGGACATTGAGCTCTGAATCCTTTTTCTGGTGTATCAACGCCGAATATTCTAACGGCAAGTTCTGGTTTAAGTGGTGCTGGTAAAAAGGGAGCTGCTATGACAACAGTATCGCCATCGTTTACACGGACAATCTGAGCATCATAGGTTACACCTTGTGGAGTTTTTTGTGCCATAACCAATGTAGGTAATAGCAATAATAATGTTAGTAGTTTTTTCATTTTACACTTTCAAATATTTGTTTTTGTTGTTTATACCATAACTGCCATGCATTGTATCTATCTTGCAACTCATAGTAAAGTCCATAATTTTCATTAGCATTTTGTAAAAGGTCAGCTAATGTTTTCTTATTCTCACTTAGAGGCTTTAGAACCGGAGCGGGCTCCATTAGCACTTGAGGGGCCTCTGGAAATTTTTGGCTCAATGGCACGGTTGTAGAGCATCCAAGCATCATCAGACAACTCACACTTAGAATTAATATCTTCTCTCTTTGCTTCAATATCCCTAGCATTTCTATTCACCTTCTCTTTAATCAACTCTTTATTCTTACTAACTTCGATTGCCAATTTTTCATTAACCTTTGCAGATTTAATTTCTGCTTCTTTTATCTTCGCTTGCATTTCGGCTATCCTAGCACGATATGACATTTCTGTGGCATATCCTCCTTCAAAGAATACACCTACAACTAATAACACAATACCTAATTGTCTGCCAACCAAAGCGTATGGTTGAATTACAGGTATAAATTTAACAAGTGAACCTATAAATGTCAATAACAATCCAAGTATAACCAGACCATGTATTGCCCATTGTAAAATCCAATCAGGTATGAATGACAAAAACCACATTTTTAAACCTTAGGTGTTTTTCTCCGAATCGACATAAGGACCGGAGTTTTTTTCTTTTTTAAATTGACACCAGGTTCACCATCTTTACCTACACCGATGCCTGCGATTGCACCACCACCAGCCACATTCGTTGGACCAGCAGAACCACCCATAGCACCATCTTCTTTTAATGAATCGAAATGTGCTTGTGCTTCTCTTTTAGATTTAAACCTTTGAACCATACCTGTTGGTTCAGTAACTTTGTACTCCACATGGTCAGTTGTTCGTCCTGCTGGATTGGATATTTTCTCAATCTTTGAAGTTGTTTTTACTATTGGTTTAATGTATTTCTTAAATCTATCTTTTAAATCTGTTTCTTCTGGTACACAATTTGGCACCATTCTGTTACCCTTCTTTTTCAAACCAACTGCTTTATATCCTGTCCAGCATGCTTCTGTTCGTACATTAATTGGTGCACCACGGCGTTCTGGATTAGGATCCTCTCTACGCTTTCTACGAGCAGCTGCTGCACGAGCTTCTTTGCCAATTGCGTGTGCTTTGGCCTGGGGTAAACACTTTGGTTTGCCTTCGCCTGGTTCTCTTGCACAATCACCTTTAATATTACCTTTGGTGTCCATGCGAACCCACTTCTGCTTAAACCACTTGCGTAAATCTTCACCAAGATAGTTTTTGAAACTTCTCATTAGCAATTCCACTTTCTTAATGCTTTATTGATACGGCTATCCGGATCATTTGCTGTTTTTGCAGATGTTAAACGTTTTTTCATGCCACCCATTCTTGCACAAAATGATTTTCTACGATTGGCGGCTTTGGATCCTGGTTTTAATTTTGATGGCTTTGTTGTAACAGCCATACTCAATTTGGAACCAGGATTTTCTCTACGATATGAAGCAATACCCTTACGATTCAAACCACCTTTAGGATCTTTACCCGCAGCTCTTTGCCAAGCTGGAGATTTTTCATCTAAGTATTCTTCGATTACAAATTGTTTAAATGTTTTCATATTCGTTGTAATATTTCTGCAATATTGATATCCAAAGGAATATCTCCGGTTCGTATATTTTTTCCATCAATACCATAAATCATATCAGGCAAAATATTTAAATACATTAAAAATGTTTTTAATACATCATAATCTCTTTGATCTATTTTATAAAACAATATTCTTGTTGTGGCTTCCGGCCCAAAAACATTATTTAATAAAATAATATGATTTAAAATTAACCTTTCTTTAACAAACTTGGTAACTTTATATCTACGAAATAATCTTTTTAGATATTTTATTCTTTTTATATCACCCTCAAATTCTGACATTATGCACAATGGTGAATTATAATATTTCATTGCATACATCACAAAATTATCATCAGTCAAATTATCAAACATATTATTATTCTTCTTTTAACAATTCTTCCAATCCTGATTCATCTGTTACTGTAGCGAATGATTCATAATAACCTTCATTCAAATAAAAACAGTAGTAAAAATAATAATCAGTATCTTCACAATTGAGTATTACAATCTTTTCGCCCTCATCAACATCTTCAAATATTGTTTTAGGTAAATTGATGTTAAAATTTGACAAAACCTTCCGACAATTGTTCCAATCAGAATAAGGATTGACAGATGATTCATTTAATGATAATATTAATTCTTCATTGATTTTATCAATCTCTAAGGAAGAAACGGAGATAACCGTTAAGTCATCTCCGTCATTCTCCAAAAACTCATTAAATTTCAACATTAGGCAGTAATTAAGATACGGCCATTAGCAGAAGTTGCCGATGCACCGGTACCTGCCGCTGTTACTACACAACGGAATACAAAGTTATTTGCAGCTGTACCTGTTGGATCTAATGTTAATGTCGCAGTATTAGCACCAGTTTTGTTCATAGCACCAGGTTGGCCAGTTGACACATTTGTACCAGGATCAATATTAACCCATGTTCCGCCAGAGTTGTTATTAACTTGCCATTGATATGACAAAGCAGCTGATGCGCCTGCAGTGATTGCAGCAGTTACAGAGAACGCTACAGTATTTGCAGAAGCTGCACTAACTGGACCCTGTAATGTGGAAGGTTGTGATGTAATAGTAATAACTGAATCTGGTAATGTGGTATCATCATCATTGTTATCTGAAGAACCTATTGCCAAAGCAACTAATGTTTCCCATTGAACACGACCTGCACGACCACCAGAACCAGTCGTTTTTAAGTTCCATCCTTTGTGTGCAGGAGGAGTACCAAGCGCTTTTTGAGCATCTTGCTCGTTTGCATCGACCATGAACAAACCAATGGTTTCACCGGCAGTATAAGCACCAGATGTGGTGTTACCGTATAGTAAAGCTACATTGGCCGCTGTTGGAGCCGAATAATTGGCTTTCACATTGGTTGCGTTAACTATTGTTGAGTTGACAGCCCAATATGGTGCATTGGCTGCATTATCGTAATTTCCGTGCGATGACATCTTTTTCTCCTTTAAATGTCCGTTGTTAGTTATTTATCTCTTATGTTTTTTTGTTTTGGTCTAATGGACCAGGTTTTCTCATTAAAGGATCAATTTCCAGAGTATCTCTGTTCTGACCAGTTAAAGTTTTACCTCCAGTTAAAACTGCTGCGGCTTGGGGTTCTTTGTCACCCGCATTCATTTTTTTGTCAATTTTAGTTATGGTAGGTTTTTTACCATAGGTAACTACAGATTTATCTTCTTTTTCATGGTCATAAAGTTCCTCTTTCATATCTAATTTTTTGTATAGAGATTTAATCATTCTTGCTGATTTGGATAACTCTTTTCTGTTTACTTTGGTTTCTGCTGGTAAATCAACAATTTCCATACCAGTTGTTTGTGTGGCGGCATAAGAATCTTGAAATGTATCTTCTGATGTTGGTTTATAACCTGCTAAACGGTCTAAAGCTCTATTCCAACTCTTACTATGAGATTTAATCTTTTTATTGTGGTCTTTTCTACTCATACCTGGTTTTTTCTCGGGTACAACTGGTTGTTGTTTTAACCAAGAAAATACTGTGGACTTTTTAAGTTCATCAATCTGTTCTACTTCTTCTTTGTTTAGATGTTTTTCCAATCGGTCAATAGCAGCAGTCATACCAGAGCCATCTTTCGATTGTTTCTTTTCAATCTCAGCGTGCTTTTTTGCTCGTTCTGCTGCAGCTGCACGAAATCTTTCTAATGCTGTTGGTTTAACATTGTAACTACCTTTTCTTAAACTTTTTTTAATTTTAGTTACACTATTGTCCCATGCTTCTGTTTCTAATTCTGTTTCTTCAGTTTTAAATAATCTGTTTATGAAAGATAATTTTTTTGCTGGTTTCTTGGCCAAAGATTTTGGTTTTGGTTTATAAGTTGGAGTACCTAAATTAACCTTTACATTACGCTTGTTTTTTATGGAATCCAATGTACCTTGAGATAGATGGCCTTGTACTCCTGTAGGATAAACTTCATCGATATGTTCTTCTTCAATAGATTCTTTAATTTTCTTTAAACCTGCAATAAAATCATAATCATCCATAGTCAAAACACCTTTTTTGCGTATCGAAAGGAGTCTTTCTGTGATACGGTGGAGTTCCATATCCTCTTTAACATCTTCACGAGCCAATTCTAAAATACGAATGAATAATGGAATGTCAAACGATAACACATCTTCTTTATCTGCACCTTCGTATAAATCCAGTTCTTCAATAAACTGTCTATCATTTTGGTGGTCTGCTTTCCATTTTGCAAACTGTGAGGATTTTGCGTGAGCAATTTTTGTATCTGTTGTAACAAATTTAGGATTAATTCCTCTCGAATTCAAATATACATTTAGAAGTTGTTGTTCACTAGCTTCGCCAATAATATCTTTTAATTTTTTTGTCATTTTTTGCTCTCTGAAGTTCCTATTTTACCTAACATTTCAGTTTTGAGTTTTTTCATTGCAGATTTGGCTAAATCTCTAGCTCTTGACATTGGTGTGTGAACTGCTCCAGATTTGTCCTTAACATCACTTGGAATCTTTGTATAAGGTCCTTCAAATGGAGGTGCATCATCCGTTTCGGGACGTTTACCTTCTTTAAGTTTTAGTGATTGTTTGGTTTCGTGTGATTTTCTTGCTGGAGTATCGTCAGGTTGAATAGCCTTTGGTGTAGAATCTTTTGGCTGGTGTTCGCCTTCTTTATCCAATGGTCTAACTCTCAATTTATAAGATTTAAAATCATTTGATTTACCACCAGGCATACGACCAACTAATGTGTCGGTTGTTATTGCAGCAGAATCTTCAGCCCCTTCTTTCATTGCTTGTTTTGTGGCTGTAGCATACATTACATCTTTAGCACGAGCACCGTAACGTGCTTTAAAACCTGATAAACCTTTTTTCATGCCTTTGACGATATCTTCACGCTTCTTCATTTCAGAGTCGGACATTTTACGCTCTTCTAATTCATAAACTTCAAATAGAGCATCAATATCTTCATCAGACCAATCTTCATCTTCTTTACGTAATTTAGCTAAAATGGCGCCAGCAACTCGTTTGCCGGATTCAGAAGAACCATAACGCTCACCAGCTTTCTTTGCAATCATGGAGAATGCTTTGCCTGGTTTGCCAATATCTTTACCTGCACGAGCAGCTTTAGCAGAATATCCAGCCTTCTCATCAATCAATTCTTCTTCTTGTTCAACTTCTTCATTGGCTGATTTCCAACCGCCACCCATTGCTTTGTATTTCTTTGAAGCCCAGCCGTTGGCATAAGCAGAAGGATACACGGCAAATTTGGACTTAGCTGCAGCTTTGGCTTTAGCCCATTTTTCTGGACTTGTTGGCACATTTTTTTCATCTAAAGATTCAACTTCTTCATTACGTGCTTTTGCAAGATTCTTTGAATCAGAAATGGAATCTTTAGAACCAGATTTTACTTCTGCTGGTGTTAATGGTGCATCACCACGAGCTTTGCGAACAGAAGCAGGAACATCAGAACGCTTAATACCTTCAATTAATTTTTTCGCAAAATACATATCTTCTTTGACTTTCTTTTGGCCACGGAGAATGGCAAAATCTTGAGCATCTATTTTGTTATTTTTATTTTTATCAATCTTGTGTTGGTTGCCTTTGAGTTCTTCTTTTTTGAGTTCTTCTTTTTGCATTTTTTCTTTGTCAGCCAAAGCTTTTTTCATAGGCTCTTTTTTATTACCATCTTTATCAAAGTCCAAGTAATCTGGCTTGGCGGCTTCATCGTACTTGCCTTTTGTTTTCACGTAATCTTCTTTGTCCTTTTGCATCAATTCTTTTGTTTTAGGACCTTTAAGATCATCAACTGAAGATTTAGTTTGATCTTGTTTAGCTTTTGCAGAATTACCATAACTACGGCCATAAACCTTCATGCCTGTAGAAGTAGGTTCTTTAATTGGACCAGCTTCATTAATAATATTTTTAACAGCATCCACTAAAGATTGGCTTACCTTACTTTTTGTAAACATTTTTTTCTCCGTTATTTCTTTTTCTTTTTAAGTTTTATTTGAATACCAATATTTTTATCGGCATCTTTATAAGTTTGCAAAGGTTCTTTATTAGTTGAACCACCAAGAACACCACCAACACCCATATCATTAGCACCAGGGTCATCTATAGCTTCTAGTACTTTTCTAAATTTACTAAATTCTTTTTGTTCTCTATATGTTACATCGCCTAGTCCGGACATGGGATATACTGTTCCCTGTTGGCGTGTATCGAATTCTGGACCTATTCCGGTCACATTTCTCATTCTTTGGTTTACCGACTGTATGTCGGTAAACCGTTTTTTGCCTACTTTTTCTTTGTCTTTGGAGAAGTTGCTTTCTTTGGGGACTGGCGAGATTTTGAGGCTTGGGTTTTGGGCTTCGCTGTAGGTGCGGAAGGTGTAGGTTCCACGGGTTTTGTTTGCGTTCCACTTGATGTCGTCTGCGCTTGGGTCTCCGGCTCGATTGTCGGGGGGCAAACTATCGAGGCCACTTGCTCTGAGTTCTGGCGAGGTTTTAATTTTATAAAATCGATTAGTGCTTTTAACATTTTTTTCTTCCTTAAATAATGAAACATTCCTATTTTTCCAATCACTAGCGATATCACCAATATTGCCAGCATCCAAGAATTGTTTAGTAAATTGATACACCTCTGTAATATCTTCTTCTTTGGTGTCTATATTACCAGTATTATCAAAACCAATAAAATCGGTAAACGCTTCTTTGAAATATTTAGTATTTTCTTGACATTTCAACCATTTGTCATACCGTACAGATTCCACCATCATTCTAGATAATGCTGAGTTTCTCTCCTTACTAACTTCATTGGTGGTATTGACAAAAATCATCATGGTGTCATACCCCAATTCTTCCAATTCCTCTTTTATATATGATAGTTTTTCGGTGTCATCGGCTGGTCCGTTAATAATTAATGGACCTCTTCTACGAATAGCTTCTCTACGGAAATCATTTGTTTTTTCTGATAGTTTTTGTTTATCAACCAAGTATTCTTTAGCCTGTACAAAATTCAATTCGACAATCTTCGATTCAGCAATAGCTTCACGAATTACGATATCTTTACCAGAACCTGGACCACCAGTCACAAAAATTGCTTTGAATTGACCACGGTTATATTGTTCGTGTAAACCCATACCCTTACGAGTGTCGTGCATTAGTTCTTTAGCATGTTTATCGGACACATGTTCAGGAACACCTTTTCTAAATTCTCCAAAGTTTTTATTTTTGGCATGTTCTCTCATTTTGGTACCTGACATTCCGGCGGAACCCTCAGCATCAGGATCTCTGTGGCCGGCGGAATGTACTGTAATCTTTTTAAAGTCGTAATGTCCGTGTTTACCTTTTACACCATTATACTTGTGTAGAGAATCTTTAAATTCTTTAACACGGTCAGAACCAACCACAACATGAAGATGTGTCACACCTTTCTTGTGTAAATCGGCAGCGTGATGAAAAATAGAAGGGTGCTCTTTTGAAGAAGTTTTAAAATTGGTACCAGGAGAATAACGTTTTAAATGTTTTAATTTTTGTTCACCTGATAGTGGATTCTTTTTGGAATCTTGTGAATGTGAAACTATGACGGTATGCCCAGCATTTTGTTTATCAGCAACTTCTTTTACTTTATGAATAAGTTTTAAGTGGCCAGTTGTAGGAGGATTCATGCGGCCAAAAGTCATCACATGATGTTTTTGTGATGATTCAGCTTCTTGGACTAAATCTAAAAATGATTTCATTTACGAACTTTTAACAAATTTTGTTTAGCAAATTCTGCACGATTAACCAACTTGGTTGGTTGACTATCATGGTGTACCACAAATCCTTCGGGTTTTGATTTTTTACCAGCGATGTGATGTTGGTAATGTCCTTCATGTGTTTCTAATGATTTTACCAAAGCATTTTTGGCTTGATGTAGATGATGATGCATCGATAATAAATTTCCATAATGTGCTTTATGTTTTTCTACATGAGAAATTTGTGAAGCACCTTCTTTTGTTTTTTCAGATTTAGACTTTTCAGTAGTAACTTTGGCAGCTTGTTTTGCGTGAATATCATGTAGATGTTCTTTGAATCCTTTAACACTTGGTACTTCATCGTGTCGTACTGTCTTGTTTATGTATGTCGATAGGTGGCCAGCTTCTCCGCTATGCTTTTTGTGTATAGAATCATACATCTTGTGGCCATGCGTATCATGTATCTCTTTTGCTGCAGCCATGTGTTTTTGAAAGTGTTTCTCATTCTCATCGGAATGTTTAACTTTACTTGTGTCGTGTTCAGCGCCATGAATGTGTACATCTGGATGTTCTTTAAACTTTGATGTATCTACATGAGGCGAAGCGTGTTTCATGTCATCACTATATTGGTGGTGAACTACCACACCAACTTTAGATTTTTTAATCTTAGCCGCTTCTTTACCTTTTGCGGTGTAAGTGATTGTGTTAGGAGTAAATGAAACATCACCTTTCGCTTCTATGATATAACTTTCGTGTAAAGTTTTTGTATCGGCGTGGTGCATCAAATCGCCTTGGTATACACCATGTTTAGGTGTTACCTTTGGTAAATGTTTCAAAGCGTGCTTGAGTGTTTTTGCTAAACCAGGAGCGTGGCCATGGTTTTTATCAATATCTTTTTCTGTATGGTTAATCTTTGGAGTTTTATTGAACGCAGATTTGGTTGCAACAAAGAATTTACCATTCTTAGGATGATGGCCGAAAACAATTGATGGAGAACCATCATATTTCATTGTCAAATTGGTATTTTTGTGGCCAGCTTTCATATGAGCATGAGCTTGCATTAAAGCGGCGTGTGCATGTTCAAAACCAGAATGACCGTGCATTAGTGGTCTATCTTCTGCATGATGTATATGTTTGAGTTCAGAACCTTGTTCAGATTCTTCAGTTAAGAATGACTTAAATGATAACATTGAATTTCCTTTAGATTTGCAACACACTTTGGTTGCCGATTCGCTTATTTATATAAGATTTGAATCCGAGCCAAGAAATTCTAAAAATATTGGGTTCGATATATACGCTGCTGGATTGTTGGATTTAAAATAATTTTTGTGTCCAAGTTTTTGGAGTTTTATCTGAAATTATTTCCAAAGGAAGATGGTATTCAAATGGTTTCGGTCCACGTAAATTAATATAATCTATTTGTTTTTGTAATGATTGTTCTAGAGTGGTTTTAGTTTGATAACCAAAGAAATAACGAATTTTATCGGCTGAACAATTTGCATGTTTTACTTCCTGTGGTCGACCTGGCATGAAAACGGGATCCAAGTTAAAATTCAATAATTTTGCGGTAATTTGAGCCAACTCTAAAATAGTTACCGGATTTTCATCTGGACCAATGTTAAATATTTCTCCAACCGCCTTAGGATTCTCTGCAAATTCAACAAGACAACCGACATCATCCGAGATATCCGAGAAACACCTGGTTTGCGATCCGTCTGCGTAAATGATTGGCTGACGACCTTGTAACATTAAGTTAATCATAATACTTGCCACATTTCTAAATGGGTCATCATATTTCTGTCTAGGACCAATGATGTTATGTGGAATGGCAATTACCAATTCGATACCATGAATCTCGGCAAGATTTTGTAATAATAATTCTGTACCATACTTGGCAATACCGTATGGGTCTTGAGGTTTACAAGTCATATCTTCGGTAAAAGGAACTCTATCTTGAGTACCATATCTGGCCATAGATGAACAATGTACAAACTTAGGAACACCGGCTTGAATAGCAGCAGTCATTGCATTAACAGCAATTTGTGTAGTATTTTGAACAACTAGAGAAGGAGAGAACACAGAAAGTCCTTCATATGCGGTACACGCAGTGTGGTAAACAACATCACATCCGGTCATTATACTTTTAAGTTTATCGAATTCAAGCAAATCGAAATTATGAAACTCAACGCCCTCAGGTACATTATCACGATATCCACCTAAAAGATTATCAATTCCTGCAACTTGATATCCTTTGGCTAGAAATGCATCTGCTAAATGACTACCTAAAAAACCTGCTACGCCAGTTATAAAAATCTTTTTCATTGCCATTCTGTCCTTTCAAAATCCAACCAATAGGTTTTCATCGTACCTTTTTTGTGTGTATACCAATAAAATGGAGTGGTGTGTAGTAATCCTCGGCTAGAGGTATAATAAACCGGTTGAGGACCATGTTCTAATGCACCAGCAAAATGAGAAAGACCCGTATCACCACCAACATAAATTTCTGCTTGCATAATGTGTATTAGGTTATCATTAAAATCTGAGCTATGAATCCAACCATCTCTGTAACGAGTATTATCGGATTGTAATATTACCTTTTCATAACCTTGAGCTTGATCACATTCATTTAGAATTTTTTCAAAAACATCCATTGGCCAATTACGATAAGTATTATACTTAGCATCAAATACAGGACACACAACAATCTTTTTTTGTTTTTGTTGATTATTTGGAATCTTTACAACATCACCGGCAACATCACGGAAGTCCCAAATATTAACTCTTTTCCATGGCAAATCAGCCGTGCCGGTACCTAATGAAAAATAATCTGTATGATCTAAAAAAAACTGATGCATCTTATGCACATAGTCAGCTTCAAATAAAGTTCCTGGTGTAAAATAGAATTTTAAACCAGGAATATTCTTTCTTAAATGTTCAACAATATTAGCAACAGCAATTAAATCGCCGTTACGAATAGCACCACCAAAAGTTTCACGAGAAACATTTACAATCATATTTTTTCACCTACAATTATAAATGAATCGTTTAAATCACGTTCCGAATGAAAAATATTTATGTAACCACGGTCTATCATGTAATCTTTAATAATTTCAGGAGTGAAAATGTGATTATGTTTACGGTTGTTCCATGGACGCCAGTATTCTTGATTGTAATGTGGAAGATATAAGAATAATACTCCACCTGGTTTTAGATTTGCTGTCCAATAATCAAGAGCTGTAACCCAATCAGTAAGATGCTCTAAACAATGACTGGAGTAAACATAATCCAAATCTTTATATTCAAAATTGTATGCTGTGTTTCCGTCATTGAAATTTAAATCAACTCCAATTGCACCAGGAAAACACCAGTCTTGGCGATTACATCCAACATCTATTCCGTATCCTTTACAAAAATGTTTTGCAAATGGAATAGCAAATTGTGATGCGTTACCTTCAGATTGAAATTGTGGATAAGTTTTATTTTTATAGTTTAAAATGTTCATCAAGATTGTCTGTATTAAGGTCATTCAAATATAAGAGTTTACCATTACGGTCGCCATAATAATGTTTTTCAAATGAATATTGAATTGGTTTATCATTCCAAATTTTAATTTCATCATCATAAATTACTAAATGTTTTACATTCAATAAATCAGCAATATTAGAAACTCCAGTAAAAGTGGAAACAAATGGAAATTTACTGTTCTTAATTAGATAGGCATTTTCCATTATTGGTCTATTATAATCTAAAAACACCCCTTTGTCAAGATGTGATAAGATGCCACTTTTTCTTCTCATATCCATATCGTCACGGAACCATCTATCTCCAATATAGAATGTATCGGCAACTGGTAAATTTAATTCAGGAACTTTTAATATGAACGAATCATCCACTTCAAATTTTAGATGTGGATAATAATCATTGGTGTTATTTTCATAGCGACAAGTTTCAATTGGTCTCAATGGATTCTTTTTATCTTCTCTAGTCCATGAGCTCATCATAACAGGAGGATCACCAAAAGAAAATATTTCATCATCAAAAAGAACATCACTAAACATATCTTGGTACTTTAAAAATTCTCTGATACCATTAAATTTTTTCATATCTTGACGAAGAACAAATTCAATTTGCTCACCAGTTGATTTATAAATGCCCGATAGTACTGGTATTACATTTAAAAAATCACCTAGATTTGGGGGATCCCTAAAGAATATTTGCATTATAATCCTTAAAAATAATAAACCAGTCCTCTTTTGAAACTGAATGTAACTCAAACAATTCAGGTTTTAAAAGATAAGACATCAACAATAATGTTTGGTCGTCATCAACCAAATTTGCATTAAACAATTCATTTAAACTGTGGTGGACTAATTGTTCTAATTGTAACCACATATCTTTACCAGCAACGATGCAAGGACCCGTCATATAAACATCATTATTAAAAATAACATTTTCAATAAAGGTTCCTTCTTTCCAATCTTTAATATTGAATAAATGAATTTTATCTTTATTGAAAGGATATTTCCAATGAGTTACATTATTTCTTGTAGATTCTTCTCTGCAATAACCAAAGTCCATCCAAGCAACCAAATCGGTTGTTATTGTTTCTCTAGCACGATTTACAAATGAAGATTTTAAAGAATTTACTACGACATAATCCGCAGACCAGTATTCTGGATTGCGTGCTTGCATGGGATTTATTTTTGATTGATATACTGGATCTTTTTGTATTTTTGTAATTTTATCACGAAGCACTTTAAAATTATTTTTAAAATCTACAGTTAAAATGCTGGTTGGACGGCCACCTCTGAGTTCTTTGATTCTATCAACAAATTCTGGAGAAGTATAGACAATTATATCATTTTCTAATTTAGCCATATGGCCAAATCTTTCCATATATGTATCAGTTGTTCTGTGTAGGTAATGTGGAAGTCCTTTATCTGGAGTCCAATCACCACGACCAATGTCAAAAAAGGCCGTTACAATAGTAATGTCATTCATATTATACCCAATAATATTTTTTATAATTATTTACAATTTCAATTTCTTTTGATGTTGATTCAACAAAACCATCCCAATCAAATCCATTGTCTTTATGATTGTGCGTATCTACCATATATGGATTAATCGTATAATCTTTTCCACATAACATATAGTAGATTGGCATATAACAATCCATAAAACCTAATTCAGGATAAAAACTTCTAACATAATCAGTATTATTAAGAAACCAATTTGATACTGTTTCAAAATTGTCTAAGAATGTGGATACTTTATATATTGAACCACCTCCACCGCCGTATTGATTGGTGTTTGACCTTTTACCAGAGAATCGTTCCACCATGTCCATCAAACCATTATGCATGATATTACCATGTCCTTGATAATGACAAGCCATTTCCCAATCATCATGTACTGTAAGTTGTTTCTTTACCCATACATCATCTTCAACCATCATTATATGTGAGGTATTAGCTTGAAGGCAAGCCTCTCTAAATCTTTGTAACCAAGTAACCAACTTTTGGCCATCGTAACCTGGATATCCTAACTTTTCTGTATAGTATTTGTAATCGGTATTGTTACCTTTGGCAATTGATTCCAAATCATCGGCACCATCAGAAGCCAAAAGGTAATAAGCATCAGGATACAAACTTCTTATTTGTTTAACAATATGAGAAGAAGATACTTTTTTGCCTGCGCTGGCGAGATGAATAAAAGAAATACTGGACATTAATGCCTCACACAGAAAATAATACTGTCAGAAATACCAGAAGGTTCTCTAATATCAAATATTTCATATGTCATCCATGGAGGAACAAGTGATTTATATTCTTCCGTCCATTCCATTTGAGCAATATCTTCAACAATAAAAACTCCGCCTTTGTTGAGTTTAGGTAAATAAAGTTTTAGTGATTGTAGGTGGCTTTCCTTGGTGTGTGGACCATCATCAATAATAATGTCGTAATTGGGTAAAAAACTGGCAACAGGTTCAAGATACGCATCTTGATAAATAATTTTAACATTATTAAATCTCAAACAATTCATTTGTGCACCAAATTCAGCAACATCCATACCAACAATAGTTTGAGCATTTTTGAAATAGTAATGCCAAAGAGCTAAACTTCCACCTTTGTGTGTTCCTATTTCCAATAAAGAAATTGGTTTATCTTGATATTTTTCAAATTCTTTTTCATAAAAATTGCTTATGTATTTGTGGCCATATTCTTTATCAGTACCAAAATCATAATTTGTATCATTTCGAAGATTGTACTGGTGTATAATGTCAATTAGTTTAATATTCATCTTTATATTCACCTGTCATTGGGTTCATAACTTTTTTAGAAGCGTCTAAATTGTGTGCCACAATTTTTACATTAAATTCTGGTTTTTTTTGTAGTATAGTAAAACCATTATTTTCTTCAACATGATGTATGATTTGCCATTGTATACTTGTATCTAAAAATTCTTGAATAGCCGGCCAAATACCAATTTCATAATAATCGGATTCAGGTTTATAGCCTTGACCAACAAATCCATACAATGTTGTATCATGAAACATAATATATTTTCTAACTTTTTCTGCATGTAATTCTAATTCTTTTTTTACCTGACCATATGAATGATAAGAATCGATGAATAAAAGATCGGTTTCTTCAATTTCAACTGCTCTAGTATCATTTATATGCAAAGTAATATTTTTTCCAGCACTTTTGGCTTGTTCAATAAATTTAACGGATTCAGGTAACGGATCAATTTCATAAGTATGAATTTCAACATCGTGTCGTAAAAAAACTTTAGTGCTTTCCGCTTTACCTAAACCGAATTCGGTAACATGCTTGCAATCTTCAACAAGTTTTGAAATTATTGGTAAATGTACATACATATCACCGGTCTTATCTGCTACAGCTTCTTTATATATTTTTTCAAAATCCATTTTTACACCCTATAAGTAAAGTATTGTGATTCATCTTCTTGTCCATATTTTTCTTGGACAAATTTTTTAATTTCTGGTACTCGGTCGTATTGATGTACAATTGGGTAAGTAAAACCAGTACAATTTTTTAATAAACCATCTTCAAATACTGGCTCATCAAAAAGTAAATTTGGCCTAAACGCATCAATCTTTGATGGATCCATGATAGTACCCAACTCAGCAGCCCATGCATCCGTTTCAGTTACAATATCTTTGAATGGTTGTGTATTGATTAATACATTGAATACGGCTTGGTCACAAATAGGAATTGGTCGGTTGATGCCGTTGGTGAAGATATGAAACACCATATCTTTTACATACTCTGATTTGCCACCGAATGTTCCAACGTTAAAGATTTCATTATCTTTAAATTTTTCATAAACATAAGGACCATAAGCTTGAAATAGATTCTCATTGCCCCAAGGTTCATTTTTGTATTTTAAACCTTCTGAAGCAATAACAAGTTTACGGTCAACAAGGAATTTAAATGGATCTGCTTGAAAATAAACATCTTTAACATCTGTGGTAACAACGTACTCATAATGTTGCCAATGTTTATCCAAGTATTCATAAATTGATAAAAAACGTAACACATGAATTGGCACGTCTTGAACTTGTAACATAGGAACGATAACAACATTTTGTTCAACCAACCAATCTAAGGTCTCGTCTGTTGCATTACCATAAACTAAAACAACATCATTATTACCAGCAACTTCTTTTGCTGAAATAACCCAAGGTTTAAGTTGATTGATTCCGTAATTTGTAAAACCGCCAATAATTAAATGCTTTTTCGCCACGGGTATTCTCCATTATATTTTTCATTCATTACTCTATTGCCATGTTCAAAAAATTCTGCATTAACAGAGCCTTTACCACCATCTACTCTATAGCACGTTGTATATGAAGTTGTGCAATCAAATTTAGGAAAGTGATGTGTGATTGCTTGAAGAAATACTCTATCTTGTCCCCAACCACCGTGCCAAGCACTTGCAATTTTATTTGCTATTTCTGTTTTAATGAAATAACAATTCGTATCTATATGATGTACTCCATGATAAGTTGGCCACTTACCTAATGATTCACAATCATCAAAACAAACAAACTTGCCTTCTTTATTATATATTTGGCGTAAAGAATAACACCAGTCTAAACTTCTTGTGTTAATTGTTTTAATACATTGTTCAACATGAGAGCGATATAACCAATTGTCTTGGTCAAGATAGGCGACATATTCTGTATTAACTAGATGTGTGAAAGCTGCATAGACACGGTGTCCATAAAACCCTTTGGCACCGACATTGATTGGTAGAGAACAAACATGAACTCGTATATCATCAACAGCTGAGCCTAATATTTCTAATGTTTTATCTAGATGTTCGTCACCATCTATTACAACATAACATTCTGTATGGTGGCTTTGATTCAAAACGGATTCAACAGCATTTTTAACTTCTGGTGATCCAGTGGTTGGTATAATCACGGTAGCGGACATAATTTAATCTCTCGTCAGTTTAAGTATTTTTTCTATTTGTTTTTCTATAATAGGTTTACGATTTGGCCAATATATATATTCTTTATCTCCAGTCGAATGTAATTTAGTAAGAAAAGGAACAATCATTTTCTCTACTTCTTTTAATCGAACTTTATAATCTTCTGCGGTCTCGGCCGTTTTATTAATAACAGAATTATATTCTTCTTCTGAAACGGCAGAAAAACCAAAGTCATCTTCTTGGTCAAATTCTTGGGTAAGTTTATCGAAATCAATTAGTGCCATAGTTATTTTGCAATCACAAAAGGACCAGAATCTTCAGATCGAGATGATGTATATTGATATACGACACGAACAAATTTGTCGGCATTATCACCTTTATTGAACCAAGAAATCAACATAGGAATTAATTTATTTGTTACCTCAGCACTTAGTTCTGTTCTTGTTTCTTCGTACATCAATCTTATTGGATCTTTTTCTTTTTGGCCCGCAGGCTGTTTTGGTTTTTTTCCACCAGAATATTTTTTAGTAAAATCTTTTAATTCTTTTTTAAATTTATCATTTGATATTTTAAACTGTGATAACCACTTAGAAGAAAAACTATTATCAACAAGAGAAAGTGCATCAGAAAAAACATATTGTGATGCTAAAGAACCATGTCTAGCTTCAGAATTTTTATCCATATTGTTTGCTTTCCATCCACCACTCTCATCAGTAACATGTAACATTTGAATATATTTTGTTTTATCCTGTGACATATAAAGTTTTAAATCTCTGGCGTTTTTTCCACCAGGTTTTCTTGGTTGCCAATCACTTAATCCGTATGACTTTACTTTTTCTATTTCTCTTAATTCGTTTGGTCGACTGAAATTAATTTTATAGATTTTTACTTCTTGAGTTTGTTTTTTTAATGATAATGGTAGTAAATTTCCGGACGAAATTAATGAAGCTATAAAACTATTCAATGTTGTGAATGTTAAACCTTGTTTTTTTGTTACCATTTTTTGTATATCTTTTTTTGCTTTGGGTGAAGCAAAATATATGTCGGCGGGAGACCATTTATTGATGTCACCAAATAATAATTTTCTAGCCTGACCACTTTCAACTAACATTTGATTAATTTTCTTTTGATCATCATTGGCTTCTTTAAATAATACTTGAATATTGTCCATAACTTCTTTATCGCCTCGCACATAAAAAACGGATGACCATGATGGTCTTTTTATTGCAGTAAATTTGTTTGATATATCATCTAAATCTTTGATAAGTTTTTTTGCAATTTTTAAAGAAGAAATATACCAACTATCATCTTTCATTAAAAAATCTTCAATTTCTTTTAAATTGGTTGTTCCAGAATCAACGTGTGTTCTAAATGCAACACCAATTTTTGCTGTTGGATAATTTTCATCCCAAAATCTTTTAAATATTTTATATGTTGGATAAAGTTTTTCATCAAATACCTTTTCAACCTTTGATGCTCCTATGAAATCGGCCATAGCACAAAATAATGCTTGTGCGGATTCTGCTTTTGAGGTATCGTCTGCCATTTTTACCTAATAATTTGAATGTCTTTTCCTGAAGTCCATACTTCAAGTTCTGTTCGTAATCTACCCTCAGATTTAAGGGTTTCGTATCTATTTATAGCTTTACTCCGCCACCATTCAATGACATTATTCAATTCGTGTTTATGATAATTTTCACCAGGTAAAAGTTTATCGGTTTTTAAATTAACATAATCAACCATATTTTTAAATCCATAATCACCAACATAATATCTTTTTCTTTCTGTCAACGATTTAGCCTTTTCAATCGTTAAAGAGAATGCCTCTGCTTCAGTTGATCCTTTTAAAGCAGCTTTGGTGAGAGCAATAATCTTGGTAAATGTTCTCAATTTTCTACTGGTGGTACTTTCATCACCGCCCAAAATATCTCCAACTTTACTCTCAACATATTCTTTTAAATCATTGTATGCTTTGCCGTGCATCATCGGCACAATATCCGATTCTGTGAGACCTTTATATCGAATATAAGGTTTCATACCATCGTATTGTGATACTTGTTTTGTTGAACCATATAAACTGGTAGTTTCAAATAAACAAAGATTCATGCCATATTTTTTATTACAGATTTCTCTTACTGTGTGGCTGGTACAAATGGCAGCCATCAATTTACCACCCAAATAATTAAAACCAAATGGCTGAGATGGTACAATTACGAATCCCATCATAGCAGAAGCATTAAATCGTTTGGATGTTTCTGAGGTTTGCGAGAACACTTGTCCAAGCATTTCATTACGAGGCCGCATATAGATTACTGGTGAACCTAATCGAATAAAACCTAGAATCTTTCCTGTGTTCTTTTCCTTGACTGCCAATTGTACATTTCTACCAACTGGTGCTTTATTGATGTGTGATGAGGTAATCGAAAGTAATGTTTCCCATGTTTGACCTGGTATTTCTACCACTTCAATATCCATATCTTTTGGATGCATAGTGAAATCTGAGAATAGGTCATCTTCTGGTGGAAATATTGATGTTGGTATTTGATCGAGAGATTTTATTTTTTCCTCTCGCATGTATTGTTCTATGTCGCCATAATTATTAAAATAATCATGAAAGGCCTTGGCACAATACAAACCATCGTCTTTGGAGATAATCATACTTTAAATCCACTAAATGATTTCTTTTGTTTTTCTTCTCTCGTACCAAATGTGTTTAAAGGTTTATCGTGGCCAGCATCAGCGATACCCATCTGTGCAGCTTGTTCAACATCATATAGTTTCATTTTGGCTCTATCGACACCAAGAGTAAATCGTTTGTGGAATGTTGGATCATTATATCGATTCTTCAATTGTTTAACCATGATTTGGCCAAGTTCTTCTAGTTCTTCAGAAGAAATCAAAGCAAACATCAAATCTGCGGTGGCGGGAAGTCCGAACGACTCACTCGTATCCTCAAGTCCCGGATCACTGGAAGTAAATCCTGAACGGGTAGTTTGTGTAGCAGATACAATAGGAACATTAAACTCAACAGCAAGGCCACGTAATTCTTCTGCAATCGCTTTAACGTAGGTGTATGAATTAATATTGCTACCAGCTTTAATACGAGCACTACAACAAATATTGAGATAGTCAACAAATATAATGTCAGGTACAAAAGACCTCTTGAGATTAAGTTCATTTAGTAGTGTCCTGAAATGAATAGTTGATGCTGAAGCTGTCGGATATTCTTTGATAATAAGTTTACCGGTCGTTTTCTCACGAACACGAGTAACTTTCTTATCGTATATATCTTTTGGTAACTCCATCAAATCATCAATTGTAACATTTAATAGATTGGCGTCAATTCGTTCTGCAATCTTTTCTTCACTCATTTCCATAGTGAGGTATAATACATTCTTGCCTTGAACCATACACGAAGCAGCCACATGACACATAAAAAGAGATTTGCCAACGCCAGTACCAGCAAGAGCGATGTTGAGTGTTTTATTAGGTAAACCACCTTTTGTGATTTTGTTAAAGTAGTCGAGGTCGAAAGGTATTCTTTCCTCTTTTCTATGATAGAATTCATATCGAGCATCTGAGTCCTGTAAGTAATCGTGGCCTACCGAGTTGTCGAAAGAAACGGCCAAAGCGTCCGATAATATCTTGGGAATCGAACCTTTGTCGTGAACTTTGTCCTTGCCATCGAGAATCGAAATAGACCCCAATACTGCGTTGTAGATTGCTTTCTCTTGGCAGAATTTTTCTGTTTTGTCAACAAGCCATTGAACCTCGGTTTCTTCTGATTTATTCTTTTCAATCTCTGTAAGATAATCTTGGGTTCTCTGAACTTCATCATCTGTAAGATTACGCCTTTCTTTGACGGCAATACTAAGTGCTTCAATCGTTGGCGTAGTATTGTAAGTGCTTGTGAATGATGTAATTTCATTGAATAAAGTTTTTTCTACATTACCGGTAAAATATTCAGTTTTTAGAAATGGTAATACTTTTCGTAAATAGTCCTCATTATAGACCAGATTCTTTAATATCGCTTGTTCCAGCTTCATCAATTATTTCCTGTTCAATATTACTGCCCATAATTTCCACGAGTAAGTCGCCAATATAATTTTTAAACTTCTCATCTTTTTCCAATTTTCGTGGTTTATCTACTGTAGATTCTAACACATCATAAGCAAAAAGTAAATACACTTGATCATTTTCTTCTTTAAACTTTACCTTACCATATTTAAATACGGTGTCTTTATAGAATCCTTCCAAAAATTTAATGTGTACCGCAGTGCCATCATTTTTTGGATAAATGAAACAATAATCAATACCCTCAGTCATCTTTCACCTCAAATCTCTTTTCTTGTATGGTTTTTTCTTTCCATATTTTTCTAGGATTACCACACATTGTACATTCAGGATTGCCACAGTCCATTGCATGGTGTTTGGCAAATTTGTGTGGTTCATCTACCGGCATGCCATGCGATTTAGCAATCTTAGTTTGTTTTTTAATTTGATTTTGAGTTTTTTGAATACGCTTAGAATGTTTTAATTTAGCATCTTCATTACTCATTTTCGGTTCCATTCATGGTAACAACTTCATCGAATAAATTATCAATGCCACCTTGCATAATTTCACCCGCAGCAATTTGATATTTTTCTTTTACATAAGTTTGAAACTTTTTACTTTTCAAAACTGGCATCCAAAAGTCAGCTGTGTCGGTTTCTTTGATACGATATTTTTTATCCTCAATTACACCATCTTCATCTACTTTCGAATACCATCCATTAGAAGGCTTAACAACAAATCCACCATCGAGTGCAATATCAAGTAACCCACTCCAACGGCTAATACCGCCATCAAAAGAAACAGAAACGGGGATTTTAGATTTTTCTTTAACATATCGTGACTTCTCTACGTTGATAATGAAATTGTAACCAACAATTTCTGTGCCTTCTTTTTCTTGTTGACGACCAATAATAAAAATATTATCAGCGGAATAGTATGAACCTGTACCACCACCAACAATATCTTTGGGGAACATGCCAATTTCTTTATATGTATGGTTTACTACAATCATTGGCACATCTTTCATTGTGAGATGTGGTGTCACCATGCGAAATAATGATTTAACTTGTTTAGCACGGGACATATCAGCGACTGATTTACCCTCTAAAGCATCTTCAACTTCTTTCTTTGAAGCCAAATTACCAATTGAATCGATAACAATAATTAACCTATCACCTCTTTCAAGATTGGTTAACTGTTGCATAATATCAAACTTTAATTGTTCAATATCAGTAAGAGGTGTATGTAGAACTCTATTGGTATCAATACCAAAGCTGTCAAAATAAGACTGAGGAGTGCCAAACTCAGAATCATAAAATAGTAACGCCGCATCTTCATATTTCTCCAAATAACTTTTTGCCATCAATAAACTAAAGGCTGTTTTAAAATGTTTTGATGGACCGGCCCACATTGTAAGACCTGGTGTTAAACCGCCATCTAAACGACCACTTAATGCCACATTGATAATAGGCACCGATGTGGGTATCATATCTTTGTCAGTAAAGAACTTTGATTTGGAAAGAATTGCTGATTCTTTAATACTACTGTTCTTTTTAATCTTGTCAAGTATACTCATAATTTTCCTTTTTATTAAAAGTCACCACCATCTAATTTCGTTGTCGTGTTTGCTTTTTCTTTGAAAGCAAACTCAGCTTCATAATCATACTTAGGTTCTAATTTCTTTGGTTGCTCTGGTGTTTGTTCAACATTGTGGTGTTCTTCATAGACTCCAGGAACAATATGTACTGTTAATGGAGGAATAGTTTCACCTGTCACTTGATCTATTACAATAGGCTGTTCATCTATTTTAATAATATTTTCTTTTGGTATTTCTATACTACCATTAGCAACTTCAGTATTTTGTATTGGTACATCTGGTATTATTTTAATTATTTCATTTTCATTGTTGATTACAATACTTTTTCTTTGTTGTAAAGACATATTTGCTGCTATTAATAATAACACAGCCAATGGGTCAAATACAACCATTATTAACAATATTACCAAACGAACCGCTTTATCAATCGCATTGTCATCATCATTTCCATATACCATATCACCGATATACTTAATAGGACCAACTTCGGCAATCAATTTATTTTCTTCTTTAAGAAGTGGTAGTTTTCTTTTACTAATATCCGCCAGTTCTTTTTGTGTTTGTTGAATTTGTCTGTCTACATTGGCTGATGCCGTTTCTGGATTACCAGCACGTTTTAGTAAATACTCCAATCGTTCTTTGGCAATTTTCTCTTGTTGATTGATTGTGCGAATTTCAACTGAGTTTGCACCCGCTTCTAATGTCGAATCTATATGTGCTTTGGATAAAAATCCAAAAATACCCATACTTGTAATTATCATTAATATAACAACAGCGGATGTCAAGTATGATTTTAATAAAAGTGGGCAGGTTTTCCAATTACGATATAACCATGATGTAGTAACCAATTTACTCATCTCAAGAACCGAACCCATGAAAACGATTGGCCAAAATGCACCAGTAAATATTGCAGCCAGTCCAATAATTGAATAATAGGCTGCAATACCAGATAAAAATAGTGCAGATAAAAATGTTAATATGATTAATGTCATGTGAAGAAATCCTCTATCGAACTTGTTTTTTCTGTTTTCCAACCCATACAATCAAGAATAACTTTAATTGGCTCTAAGAATGCTTTGTCAAATTGCATATCATAATCAATATATTGTTGTAGTTCGAATTCTTTTGGTAAACGAGATGGATAAGAAACAACAGTATCTTTAAATGGATTTGGCATTTTTAGATAAGTGAATTTAACTTTTTCACCTTCTTGAATGAGTGGATATTTTTTGGTGAGATTTTTTTGTTTTAAATTGTAATTATAAAGAATGGCACCTTTAACATGAATTGGCGTTCCTTTTTTATACAATGATAAGCTATCAGAATATGTATTTAGACCATTGAGTCCACGAGGAAAAGAAATTTCTTCTACTGGCAGCGTCTTAAATTCTTTTCTAAAATCTTCAATAAATTTATATACATCTTCTTGTGTGCCGTTTACCATTAATTGAATGGCTTCTTTCATTCTCTCACGAATGGCGGATGGCGTGGATGACTTGATCATTTCAAGACCCATGACCTTCATCTGTGGTTCTTTGTATTGTACACCTTCGTTGTTATATACATTCAAAATATATCGTTTCTTGGCGGTCCAGATGCCTTTATTGGATAGACCTTCTCGTTTCATTTCCATCTTTTGTTGATAAGCGTGAACATAATTTCCAAGTTCACCATAACATTTATCAATGTATGGTTGCAGTTTATCTTCACAAATTTTATCCATAACAGAAATTACTTTTTGTTTGTCTGATGTATCTTTGATAAATTTGTTGACCAATTCACCCATGCGTAAATAGATTGAATCTGTATCAGAAGCAATTACATAATCTTTATCATTTGTTTCTAACAACTTGTTCATGTAATCGTTAATTTTATTTTCAATCCAACGAATACTTAACTGTCCAGCAGTAGTAACACCAAGGGCCATTCGTAAATCATAAAAACGGAAATATTGGCTACCAAGAGCACCATAAGCAGAATTAAGGGAAACTTTCTTCGCCAATTGAATGTTGTTGTATTTGGCAATTCGTTTTTCGATTTCATAGAGTTTGTTTGGATCTTTTTCATTTTCATATTCTTGTTTTGCTTGCAACATCAACTTCTTAAACTTACTTCTGTCAGTATACATTTCTTCCATCATTTTAGGTAAGAAACCTTGAAAGTCTGTGCGAAAGAATTGTCCGTTAGGTGTGATTGTTACACCTTCTAAATTTGAAGTATCAATCTTTTTATACAATAACTTCTCAACAGATAAACCTTGTGAAAGAACCTCACGCATTGCATCTGTATAATTTTCAGGTTCAATTAAAGTTTCTGGTGAAATGTTATATTGCATCATCAAATGTGGATACAAACTGTTCAAGTCAAACGATGCCACCCAATCATGTAAGCCAACTTGTGGATCTTTAACATATGCACCTTCAAAGGCTGAATCTTTATCTTTAACAATTCGTGGTGGAACAATAATATCTTTATCACGCAGATAAGAATATGTCAGTGCGTCCCACATACGAGTTTGTGCAAACACATCTTCAAAATTTGATTTGGTATCATAACCTAGAGTTACAGCCAACTCAAGAAGTTTTAGTTTATCTTCTAGTTTAAGAATCAAATCAACGTCTTTAATATTATACTCAATAAACTTTTGATAGTTCAAACGATATAGAGCATGAAGGTTATCATATTCATCATATGCAATCTTACCTTCACCAAGTTCAACTTGTGCAATATTATCCAGACGATATGATTCTTGTGACTTACCACCAGGAGCATACCATTTGTATAGTTCAATATAATCAAGTGATGAAATGCCAACAAGTGTATAATCAATCAACTGTCGATTATTGACATAGGCATTTCTTTCAGTAATAAAATTCCATGGTGATAGTTTCTTGGCTTCATCATCACCAAGAATCTTTCTGAAACGATTAATGAGATATGGTATATCAAAGAACTTTGTATTCCAACCAGTAATGATATCTGGATAATTATCTTTGAAGTGATTTAAAAATATTTTGCAGAGATTGTATTCATCTTTACAACGAATATAAATTTCTTCACCTTGAACCTGATACTCACCACATCCATAAACAGTAATGCCACCATTTAGTTGTCGAATTGCGATTGCTGTGATGGGTTCGTTTGCTTGATATGGATCAGGAAAACCATTCTCAGAACCAACCTCGATATCTATAATGGCGATTGTTATTTTGTCATAATCATAATCAACCATACCTTTGTGTTGGTCAGCAATGAAAGCATATTCAAAACGAGTTTGGCCATAAATCTTAGAGGCACCAGACACACCATCAAATTGTTTGATATAATCTCTGGCTGCTTTGATATTGGCGAACTTTTTTTCATCAAGATAATCACCTTCTAAATTTGTAAAGTTGGTGATTTTTTTGGATGGTAAAAATAAAGATGGAGTATATTCAACCTTTGTTTTTATTCTTTTGCCGTTTTGAATGCCACGATAGAGTATGTTGCCACCAATACTCTGAACATTAGTATAGAAAGAACTCATTAACCTGTAATTAGTGTTTTAGTTGGAGGTACCACAATTCCTGATCCAAAAATTTGATTATAATTATTGATAAAATCTTGTGCTGGAATATAAGAGTATACTACACTTTTCTTGTTTAAGGCAACCGTGGCACCAGTTTTTTGCTCGGCATGAATAGGAAACGGTGCAAAACCCACATTAGGTTGTCCATCTTTACCACGCACAACAGCGATACCTACAGCATTTACCAGAACAAATTCAGTTTCGGATTCCGACTCAATTTCACCTAAAACTTCTTCTCCGGTTACCAATTTTAACGTTAATACTTTCATTTATTATCTCCAATGACTAAATAACTATGTAGTTGAAGTGAAATTATATCAAATTTATCTCTCCATGTCAACCTGACATTCGGTATTCTTTATTATCCCCCATTAAAAATCTAACAGAGGATGGTAGAGGACAACCTTTATCAAAAATAAATGTTTAAAAGTAAGATAATCGCAATTGTAACAGTAATGTTGCTTGCTGGCAATAGCTTTGCTGATCCTATTGTAACAGATTCCACAACTAGAAGTTATACGGAATCCACATCTAATAGTACCACCACAGTTAAATCTCCGCCACCAACCGCTGTGGCACCAAACATCACATCCATTAACAACGACCTTTGTGCTGTAGGTGTTTCGGGTGCAGCTCAAACCCAAATTCTCGGTATTGCAATTGGTTCTACTTTTGTAGATAAAAATTGTGAACGTTTAAAACTTTCCAAAACTCTCCATGACATGGGTATGAAAGTGGCTGCTGTTGCTACTCTTTGCCAAGATGAACGAGTATTTACTGCTATGATGAATGCTGGTACTCCATGTCCGGTTGATGGTAAAATTGGTAACGAAGCCAAAGCAATTTGGGAAGCAGATCCAGAAC